GCGGCGCGGGCGCGTTCGTCCGCCAGGGCCTGCAGCACATCCTCCAGGTCGCCGCCACCAGCAGCCACGATCTCGGCCTGCGTCTTGAACCCGCACCGCACAGCATCCTTGTAGGCCCCCACCTCCTTCTCTGGGTCCACCCACTCCCACCCGCGCGGGAACCACCGCACCGCCTCATACCGCTCGGGCATCAGGTCGTACCCAGGCAACGTCAGCTCACCGACCGCGACAGCGGCCAGCAGCCACCGCTCAAACACAGGCCGGCAGACGTGCTCGATCAGCCAGTCCTGGAACATCCTCCACATCTCGCGATCATCGAGCAGGCTCAGCCGGCTGCTGCTGTAGTTGCTCTGGCTGAAGTCGCGGCTGATCGTCTCGTAGCTGCAGCCGATCGCCGCGGCCACCGCGCGCAGCATCCCCCGCATGAACGGCTCGAACTGTCCATCCGGTGCATCGAGCTGGGGCACCGAGACGCTCTCGCCAGGGGCCAGGTACTTGAAGACACCAGGCTCGAAGTTGCTGACGCGCTCATCGTCGTACACCTCATCACCCTGCAACTCACCCTCCGGGCTGGTGATGAAGCCCATCAGGCTTGAGCTCGCCCGTGCCCGCACCACCTCCGCTTCCTCGTAGCCCTGCAGGTGGTGGAGCCTCTTCACCGCGCTGGCGGTCCAGGGCACGCCGCGGGTCTGCCCGGGGCGCTCCGTCACGAACAGGTGGATCACCTCAGACGCCAGCACCTCCCGCGTCTCGTAGCCCACCCCGTTCACCATGTCGCCAGGGTGACGGGAGCGAAACGCATAGCTGATCGGCCGACCCCAGCGGTTCACCCGAACACCCATCCGCCACTCGCTGCCATCAGGCTGCGGACCATGGCTCTTGCCCTCATCGCAGAAGTCGCTCTCGATCACCTCCAGCGACAGCGGCACCCGGCCGCGGCCCATCGCCTCCGGCACGATCCGCAGGAACACCTCACCCGACTCGGCCACGCTCGTGATCGCCAGCCGCAGAATCTCCGCGAACGACAGCCGGCCCGCAACATGGCAGGAGTCAGCCCGGCACCAGCGGTCCCAGGCGCTTTCGATCCGGCGATTCAGGTTCTCATCTAACCGGCCGGCGCCACGCTGCATCGGCACACGACCCTGCAGCCTGATGCCACGGCCCACCACGTTGGCGCCAATCGCTCTGATCGCCTGCCGGGCGTAGGGGTTGTCCCGCACCAGCTGGCGGCTGCGGTTGCGCAACCGCACCAGGCTGCCGTCGATCTCAGCGTCCGCGCTCGTGCTGCTGGTCACCCAGTCCGAGGTGAGCCGCGACACCATCGCGCCCTCGTAGGCTCGTCGGCCGCGGCGAGCAGGGGCAAATCCACCGCCGGCAATCCGGCCGCCGCTGGCTCCATGCTGATGAACTACAGCAGGTGCAGGGGCAACTCTCTTCGACCGCTTCCGCTTGCCCATCAGCTGAACCTCACAAACAGGTTGCCCGGATTGCCCAGGCCCTGCGCCACCTTCTCAGCCGCCTTCTCACGCGCCACGATCGCCTTCAGCTGCGCCTCACGCTGCATCAGCGGGCCCAGGTCCTGGCTGGTGTAACTGCGACCACCGATCGCATAGCTCTTGCTGCCCTTCGCGATGATCGCCCGGATCGCAGCCGATACCGCCGCCAGGTCCTGCTCTGCCTGGCTGCGGCCATCGAATGCAGCCGGGCTGCCCGCATACTCCAGTGCAGGCAACACCACAGTGCTGCCGCTCCCTACCGTCCGCACCAGCGCGCCGCTGGTGATCCTGCTCTGCCAGCTCCACAATCCTGCATCAAACCCACTGCTAGTGGCAGCGAGGATCGCCATGTCCCAGCCGCCGTCAGCGCGAGCGGTGCCGACGATCGTTGCACCCTCCGCCGCAGTGTTCGTCCTCAGGTAGGTCGTGAACACCCAGCTGGCTGATGTCGCTGCGTTGCCATCCAGATCAACCGTTGCCGGTTCGATCCACTGCACCGTGTCACCTGCGCGCAGCTCAGCTGGAACAGTCACAGACGCCACCTCCTGGCGGCACTGTAGCGGAGCGATCGAGAAAACCCTGACGCGCTGCACGCCAGGGCACCCGAGTTCACGCCGGCTGATCCTACCAACTGCTCACGAAGCTGGAGCCCCCACCACCACGCGATCGGCGGCGCTGTCGTGGTGGCGCTGTACCGTCAACCGCCACAGCTGGCGCAGCTGCAGCCGCTACAGGTAGTGCACTCACACCACCCGTAGCGGCACGCTCCAGCTGGTCCCACATCGTCGCCCGGTTGTACCGCCGCTTCACCAGCTCCAGCAGCGCCAAGCAGTAGACCGCCAGGTCGAGCGGCTCGTTCCGTGCGCCCGAGGGCTTCTGCCACTCGAGCACCTGAAACCCCTTCACCTGTCGCGGTACAAGCCGCTCACACGTCAGACCCTCGCAGAACTCCTCCGTCGCGTTCTGACCCAGGTGCACACTGCCGGGGCCCGCGCCATCACGCCTCAGCCGCGCGTAGATCGTGCGCTTCAACGAGTCGCCACCCACCAGGTAGAGCAAGAGGCCACCCTTCAACGTCCGGCCTCGCCAGCTCACGTCAACCTTGCTGCCCCTGCTCAGTGCCGGTGCCGCCTTGGTGCTGCTGCCCTTCAACGCCACCACACCCTCCCGCACCCGCGCGCGGCAGAACTCGTAGGCCTCCTGAGTGAAGTGGCCGCCCGTGTCCACTCCGCAGTGCCGCACCGTCATCACACCACCCGCCTCCCGTGGCCACTGCGTCCGGCGGATCACATCCACCTGCGCCCATGGGCCGTCAGCCCCCAGGTCCGCAGGGTCGCCCTGGATCTTCTCGTGCCAGCACAGCCACGCTTCCTCGCCTCGGCCGAACCCCCACACACTCACCTCCAGCCAGGTGTCCTGCGTGTCGACCGCCATCAGCAGCACCGCCACACCCGCCGGCACCGTGCCTGAGGCATAGGGCTCCGCTGCTGCCCGGGTCATCAGCCCATCAGCCGACACCTTCGCCAGCGCCTCATCCTCCCAGGCCTCTGCAGCTCGCTTATTCACCCAGCCCTTCAGCAGCAGCGGGTCCGCCTTCGCCCGTAGGAACTCATCGCGGATCAGCTCCCAGCTGTGCCACCCCGCCGGCGCATACCACCCGGGTAGGTGGAACCCTGCAGTGATCCCATCGCCCTGGGCACTGGCCTGCCACTCCGCACCCAACAGCATCGAGGTCTTGTGGTGCTGCCCCACCCGCTCACCACATGCTGGGCACTGACACCACACCTCACCATCCGGCCGGTCCCACTTCATGTGCTCGCGCCATCGCAACACCTCGCGCGCACCGCAACACGGCATCAGCGCTGCCAGCTGCCGCCGGTCGCTCCTGCTCTCAAACTCCGCGGTGATCCGGCACGCCCCCCTGGTGCCAGGCGTCGACGTGATCAGGACCTTGCCCATCGGGAATGTGCTCGTCCGTGTCTCCGCGTTCTCCAGCGGGTCACCCTTGTCGTCCGCCTCCAGTGGGTAGGAGCTCACCTCGTCCGCCGCCAGGTACGCCGCCGGCATCGACTGCAGGCCGCTGCCTGAGTTCGCACCCGTCAGCACGAACAGGCCGCCGCGGAACTCCTTGAGAAACATCGTGTTGCCACTGTCCCGCGACCGCGCCGGTGCGATCAGCTCCGCCAGCACCGGACATTCCTTCAACAACGGATCCAGCCGCTGCCGATTCAACCTCTTGGCCATGTCCAAGGTCGGCTGAACCAGCAGGGCCGGCCCCGGCCACAGGTGGATCACGGCCCCCAGCCAGTTCAGCACCACCTCCGTCTTCCCCATCTGGCTGCCGAACATCAGCACCACCCGCCGCCACGGGCTGCTCGGGCTCAGGCAATCCATCGGCTCGCGGAGAAAAGGCGTTCGCGCCGTTCTCCACGGCCCCGGCTCGCTGCTGCCCTTCCGGCTCAGCATTCGATGCGCGTCAGCCCACTGGCTCACCGTCATCGGGTCCGGTGGCCTGAGCCCCTCGCAGAACGCTGCTCGATACTCGGCTCGCGCGTCAGCCATCACTCAGCCCCCGCAGCGCCACCCGCAGCTCCTCAGCCAGCAGACGGTGGCATTGCGCTGCATCCTGCGTCGCCGCCAGCATCGGTGCCAGACGGTCCGGCAGACCCAGCAGCGCATCACGCACCGCACGCGCCAGCGCGAACGCTTCCTTCCGCACCTCAGACACAGGCACCAACTCACCCCTGCCCTGCAACGCCGCCAGCTTCGCCTGCTCCGCCTGGTAGTGCTCCCGCCGCCGCCTGCTCTCATTCAGATCAGGGATCGCATCCTCAGGCAAACCCTCGATGTACGCCCGCAATTGATCTGCGGTCGGCTGGCTCGCGGGGCCAGCAGCAGGCGCCGCGCGCCTCACTGGAGCATCCACCGCCGGGCCCACCTTCGCGTTGTTGTTCCGCAGCGTCCGCTCGTCCCACAACGCCAGGCCACGGTCCAGATCGATCAGCTCACGACCGTTCTGCGTCACCACCGCACCGTTCAGACGACCTGATCGGATCGCGTGCGTCACCGCCGCAGGTGTCACACCCTTTGCCTTCGCGAAATCACTCTTGCGGACCAGCAATCGCTTTTTAGCGCCCCTTAAGCTCGACTAAAATCCTACTGTTGCCCCTTAAAAAAGAGCGGGGAGGGGCTCAAAACGCTTGCTATCACTGGGTTTTAGAGGGTCGGGGGGCTCCCGCTAGCGAAACAGGGTGCCGCAGGATCACC